CTTCTTTTATATATTTGTTAGAAGCTTTATTTAACGACTTTACAAATTCTGGTTTTTGTTCTGACCAAATGGTCGTGTTAAAATAGTTATTTATATACATTATCTAAAAGGCCTTCCTAAATGCCATACCACAAGACTATATCTTGTACCAGCGGTCACTGGTTTAACTCTATGCCACACAAAACTAGGAAATACAATAATAGAACCTTTAGGCAATATCTCTTTTGCTTTTCTTAAATGTTTAGTTTCATCTCTCATATGTGGATCATAGTTTCTAAAATCAAATTCTAGTTCACCACCTGTGTATTCTGAACCATCTGTTAACTGACAAGTCATAGATAGTTTTCTAATTCTTCCGTGTTCTGGATTGTTAGGGTCTTTTCTGTCATAAGCTTTATCCCAACTATCACAGTGCCAATCATAGTATTGGTTGTGTTTGTATTTGGTAAACTGACAAGATTCCGATCTTTCCCAATCAAAGTTCCAACCAGCTCTTGCATTTGCTTCGTGAACATATGGATGTAATTCTTTGTATATCCAAGTATCATTTAACCATACTAGATCAGAGTTTCTTTTTCTTTTTAAATCTTTTACTTCTTGTTTGTTTAATTTTTTATCTCCATAACCACCTGTTCTAGCCATTACTTCTTCTTGTGAATTTGCATAAGCTATTACATCATCACAAAACTTTGGTGTAAGTGCTGCAGGAAAATGCCAATAGTAATTAGATATATTCATAAGTTATTGTTTGTACAAAGTTTAATGAATCTTTTTGATTGTTAGTTAGGTAATACATATTAGTTGATGGAAACATAATAAACATATTATTTTTAAGTTCTATGTCCCAACTTCTTCCTTTACGTCTGTTATCTTCATAATGTATCCGAACAAAACAATCCTTAACTTTTACACCATATAATAATGTAAAGTCTGGCGAGTTACGTAGATCTACTGGATCTATGTTTAATAATGGAATTGTAGTCTCGCTAGGTTTATAGATATTTCCCCACGTTTCTTTGTTAACTAAATTAATATTATATTCAAGACCAACGTGATCTCGCATATATGTATTTAACATATCCCAAGTTCGTGAAAATGGAAAATCTTTGTTTTGAATTACTGATTGTAAAATATCGCCTGATAATTTATCTCGGTCGATGTCCCAATCTTTAGGCATTGCCACATCACCGTAATATAGAGCTTGCTCTGTTAATACTTTCTTTTGCATACTATTTTTTCTTCATCTACAAAGTAGATAGCATCTAATGAACTATTTTTCAATGTAAATAAAGCATCCTCCTTAGTTTGAATTAAAGGCTCTCCTGCTAAATTAAAACTTGTATTCAATAATACTGGACATTTTGTATTCACAAAAAATTGTTTTAAAAGCTTATGTAAAAAACCATGTGATACTGTTTGTACTCTACAGGTGTTATCTACGTGTACAACTCCTGGAATTTTTACTTTAGGCAAAACATCAAAACTAATTGTCATATAAGGACTATCTTTTATATTTAATGTTTGAAAATATTTTTTAAACTCAGTGTCTAAAATAACTCCTGCAAAAGGTCTGTACCATTCTCTTTTTTTAATGTTATTAACAATTTGTTTTGCATCATCGTTTCTTGGGTCAAATAAAATACTTCTATGTCCCAAAGCTCTTGGGCCTGCTTCTGGATTACCTTCAAATATAGCAACACTTTTTTTATTTTGTAATAATTCACATACTTCATTGATATCAGATTTTTTTCCTATACTTAACTTTTCTTTTTTATAATAATGATAAAAATTATTTTTACATGGGTGTATATTTTTTGAAGTTTCTTCTGTATATTTTAACATAGCAGCACCAATAGATATGCCTGTATCGTCTGCAACAGGTTCAAAATAAAAATTTACATCTGGTAAATTTTTTATATAAAAATTATTAGCCACAACATTTAAAGCATAACCCCCTACTAAACAAACATTTTTAATACCTGTCTTATTTACATATTTTTTTATTAAATTTAATGCTTGTTCTTGTGTTTCTGTTTGTACCAATCTAGCTTTATCTGCGTAAAACCTATAATTATTTTTGTTAATATCTTTGTTTATTAAATTTTCGCAATTGTAAAAACAAACGCTTTTATTACCATCTCTTAGAAAACTAAATTTATTAGTGTCTGGTATATTTTCTATAAATAATTTTTCATTAATTTTTTTACCATAAGAAGAAAGCCCCATTGTTTTACCGTTTTCTAAAGCATCTTGACCAATCAAGGTAGTTGCAGCTTCATATACTTTGGTAATTCCTAAACAGTTATTAGAAGCAATATCACAATTAGGATAATTTTGTTTTAAAGAATTTAAAATGTTTAGTTTTTCTGAATCTTTATTTAATTCTATCCAAAAATTTTTAGAAATACATTTAAGATTTTTATTTCCAATAAAAACACTTTCACTTTCTCTTGCTACAGGAGATCCATTTATAAAAAAAATACTACCATTTCTATCAATTACAAAAATTAAAGCTTCCTCAAATTGACTGTTATGATAAGCTAAACTAGCGTGACATTTATGATGCAATAAAGATGAATAGTTTTCCATCTCTACATTAAATTTTTTATAAATATAATTTTTCCAAACTATCTCTATATCAGGTTCACAATTTGAAGGAGTTACATAGAGAACATGATCTACTTTACCTAATTTAAGATCTGCATATAGCTCTAAAGATTTAAATGGATGTTTGTCTCTTTTTTTACGTGTTAATCTTTCTTCTTTACAAAAGAATTCTATTTTACCATTTAATAAACTACATACAGAACTATCGTGTGCAATATTAAACGCTAAAATTCTCACTCACCACCACCATTAAAAATTTATACTTTGATATCTGTCAAATCCCAAGTTGTACTAGCTTCATTCCACACATAATGCCACCCGTGAGTTGCAGGTGTATTTTCATCCGCAGGTGTATTTTGAGTTTCTTGTTCAGCTGTTAATGCTGGAGCATCACCGATTGGTGATTGCCATCTAGCTTCTGAATTATTTTTTACCCAAGAAGCATAAGGTTTTTTAGGCCAAAAGATTTGATCATCTTCGTCCCAAGTATAACCTATACCTGCATAATTTCCTCTAAAAGCTGTTCCGCCATCTTTGTGTTGACCACCAGATGTATTGTAAGATGTTTGAATCCACATTTGTGCAGGCCAATTATTATGTGTTTCTAAATATTGTTGACCTACTAATTCATCTTCAACACCATCAGCATTTAACATATCTTTGTTATCAAGTGTTAATACTTGAATAACTTTTCCGTTAGCTCCGAGTTTTGCAAAATGTGCCATAATTATCTCCTATTATATATTATAAATTTTATTCATTCAACTACTGGAATTTATATCTTATTATAACTATTCCTGAACCACCAGCACCACCACCAGCATTATTAGAAGCTCCACCACCTCCTCCTCCTGTATTGACCGTTCCTGCTACAGATGCTGGACCTGGAAATGATCCGCCTGCACCACCTCCGCCTGTACCTCCTGCACCTACGGCACCAGTAGGACTTCCACCTACAGAACCACCTCCACCGCCAGCAAAAGCTGTAGGTGTTCCATTAATACTTGTTGTTGCTCCTGCTCCTCCTGCTCCACCAGCATTTGTAGCACCAATTGTACCACAAGCCGTTGCTCCACCACCGCCACCACCAGCAGCTGAAGAACTTGAAGGACCTTCACCAGGTTTACCATCTTTACCTTGAGCTGGACTTACTGGAGGAGTATTTCCTGATGCTCCACTTCCTATACAACCTCCTCTTCCACCACCACCTCCAGATCCACCAGAAAGACCATTTTTTTCACTTGGACCAGCTGCTTCTCCACCTCCTCCTCCACCACCAGCAGATGTAATTGTTGAGAAAGTTGAGACACTACCAGAGCCACCTACTTCAGGGTTAGTACTACTAGCTCCACCTGCACCAACGACTATTGGAAAATCTGTTGCTGTAACTGTTATAGCACCTGCTCCTTCTAAAGGACTAGCTGTGTAAGGAGTAATAGGAGCTTTATCTTCTCTAAATCCTCCAGCTCCACCACCTCCTGCTCCTCTATCTCCAGCATCACCACCAGCTCCACCACCAGCAACTACTATATATGAAACTTGATTATTTGCAGAACAACTGGCTGTTTTAGTTACTGAAAAAGTTCCAGGTCCTGTAAATGTATGAATTTTGCAATTTCCAGATGTTGTAATAGTTCCACCTGTTGCTGCTACAAATGGATTAGTATTTGCCGCTGATTGTAAACCATCATCAGTTACTAACCAACCTTGTGTAGAATCTATATAAACTAATGTAACAGCCTGACCTTCTGTATTTAAAATTGCATTGCTAGTTGAACCACCAATTTTTTCTGAACCATTAGAAATTAATACACAATTATTTGTATCCCAAGTTCCTGCATAATCTTTAACTGCAACAACTGCTCCTGCACTTCCTGCTGGTAGTGTTACATCAATTTCGCCTGAAGTTGTATTTACAAAATACCCTTCACCAGCTACTGCTGTAAAATCTCCTGTCTTAACTGTTGTATTCCAAGATGCAGCACCTGTTGCACCAAAACCTGATGCAGTACCAGAATTTGTTATAGATACACCAGCAGGAATTGTGAATGTATCTCCACTATCCCCTAATGTAGTTGTACCACACGCTGTTCTTGGACTAATTTTATTTACTTTTATTTCACTCATAATTTACCTATTGAAATTTATACCTTATTACAACTATACCAGAACCTCCAGCTCCAGAAGCACCTGGATTTCCATGATCACCACCGCCACCACTACCAGTGTTAACAGTTCCTGCAACTGCAGCTCTTGCGATTGGTCCTTGTGCAATACCTCCGTCTCCGCCACCACCTGGTCCACCATTTCCTGCTCGTGAAGGGTTAGCGTTTCCAGCGTTTGAACCACCGCCACCACCAGTTCTTGTAACGGGAGATCCTGTAATATTTGTTGTTGCTCCATTTCCACCATTTCCTGCAAACTCAGTACAAGGGTTAGAACCACTACCACCTCCATTAGCACCCGCTGAAGTTGCTCCTCCTCCACCGCTACCACCGTGCCAACCTCCTTCAGGTGAACTTCCACCATTGGTTCCTTGAGCTGGACTTGTTGGAGGAGTATTACCTGTTCCTCCACCATTTCCTGGATTTCCATCTCTTCCACCACCACCGCCAGAACCACCGTTTTGACCTTTGTTTCCTGGTTGAGGAGAAATGTTAGCTCCACCACCTCCACCACCTGCTGATGTAATTCCTAAAGCGGTAGAAGCACTTCCATCATTACCTTTACCTGCAGAAGTTGGCGGAACCGCTACTGGACTTCCACCAGCACCTACTGTTATTGGATAAGCTTGTGCTGTAATTGTAACTCTATTAGGAGCGCTTGGGTAACCATCTAAAGGACTAGCAGTATAAGGTGTTACGGGACTTTTTAATTCTCTGTATCCACCAGCACCTCCTCCTCCTGAATCAGGGGCTCCACCAGATCCACCACCAGCAATTACTAAATATGAAACTACATTATTAGCTGCACAAGATGCTGCATTAGCTACTGTGAATGTTCCTGGCCCTGTAAAAGTATGAATTTTGCAATTACCACATGTTGTTATTGTACCACCTGTAGCTACTAGATTTGGATTACCTGTTGCATTAGATGTTGAATCTTGAATGTTTTTCCAACCTTCAGTGTCATCAACATAAACAAAAGTTAGTGATTGACCTTCTGTAGTTGCTGAAAAATTAGCATTTACTCCACCAATTTTTTGTGAACCATTTGGTGAAATTGTCAAAGCATTTGTTTGAAATGTATTAGTATAGTCTACTACAGAAACAATATTTCCTGCAGTCCCAGCTGGTAAATTCATTGTAAATCCACCGCTTGATGTATTTGCAAAATATCCTTCGCCATTTGCTGCTGTAAAAGTTGCAGTTTTAATACTGCTTGTTTGCCAATCAACTGTACCTGTTCTACCAAAACCATTTTGAGTTCCATTATTTGTAATCGTTGCTCCAGAAGGAATAATAATAGTATCACCACTTGCACCAACAGTTATCGTATTGGCATTCTCATTGATAATATTATTACCGTCTTGATCTTGTATGTTGTCTACTTTTATTATACTTGTCATAATTATTGAAATTTGTACCTTATTACTACTATTCCTGAACCACCTTTACCTACAGTACCAGGATTAGATCTACATCCTCCTGCTCCTGTGTTAGTTGCACCATCATTAGCTGGATCAGAAGTTTCAGATCCTCTTCCTCCTGCCCCATAAACAACTGATGCATTTGTTATTGAACTTGTCACTGAAGCACCTCCGTTATCAGCACTCGAAGGACCTGTTCCTCCAGCTCCGCCAGCGCCACCACCGCCACCACCTCTAGATGGTCCACCTGCTGCTCCATTAGTGCCTTGAGCAGGACTTACTGGTGGAGTATTTCCAGTTCCACCTGCTGCTCCTGGAGTAGAACCTCCACCTCCAGAACCTCCGTTACCTCCAGGACCATTAATATATGTTCCACCTCTTCCACCACCTGCTGAGGTTATTGTACTAAAAATTGAATTGCCCCCTGTCGCTGAATTTCCTCCTGCACCTACTGTAATTGGAAAACCTGTTGCCGTAATTGTTACTCTGTTTGGTGAAGTTGGATAACCATCTAAAGGACTTGCTGTATAAGGTGTTAATGGAGTTTTAACTTCTCTAAGACCACCAGCACCACCACCTCCTCCTCTTCCACCACAAGAGGCACTTCCTCCACCAGCTATTACTAAATAAGAAACTACATTTTCTGGTGCTTCACTAGATATTGCTGAAACACAAAAAGTTCCAGGACCTGTGAAAGTATGAATTTTACAATTACCAACTGTCGCAACAGAATTACCACCTGTTGCTGTAATAAAACTTCTTCCCGATACTGAATTAGATGTTTCTTGTACATTAATCCAACCTTCAGTTCCATCTACATATACAAATGTAGCAGATTGACCTTCTGTTGATAGTGTTGCATTTGCTGCAACACCTCCTATTTTTTCTGAACCATTTGGACTAACTGTTAAATTATTTGTTTGAAAAGTTCTTGTGTAGTCCGAAACTGCAACTATAGCACCAGCAGAACCAGCTGGTAAATTTACTGTAAATGCACCTCCCGATGTATTACAAAAATAACCTTCACCACTTGCTGCAGTAAATGTAGCAGTTTTAATTGATCCAGTTTGCCAATCAACAGTTCCTGTTCTACCAAATCCTGTTTGACTTGCGCCACTAGCTAATGAAACTGTATCACCACTTGCACCTAATGTAATAGTAGTTCCTGATTGACTGATAATATTACCAGCGTCAGATGCTTGAACAGCATTTGTTTTTACAACATTACCTGGAACTGCAACTGATTTACAAGCTGACCCTACAGTAATTGTACTGCCTGATTGTGCGTCTATTTCATTTACTTCTATTTTACTCATTAAATTATTACCAATGTTCCTGTTGCTGTTATTGTTCCTGTAATTGTTACTGGCCCTGCTAATACACCTGAGTCCATTGTTTGAACTTCATCTAAAGTAGAAGCATGAGTTACAACGTATCCTGTTGCCTCCATCACAGGTGACATTGCTTTCTTTGCAGGGATTGTACAAAATACTTCTTTTGATCCTGAACCAAAATCAATCTTAGATGTGTTTCCTGATGAATTACTTATCACTGTGTCTCTAGATAGAGTATCGGGAGAGGCATCGGTAACTGTACCAATACCAACTTCAAACTTATCTGTACCTGTTTCTGCAATACAATAATACGTAGTATTAGTTGTACCAACTCCAGCTACAAAAGTAATGAAATCCTGTGAAGCACCAGCTAGGTTTAACGTTCCCGTTCCCGAGGTAGTGCTTGTCTCTTTAACTCTATCGTTAATGACAAGTGCCATCTAAACCTCTCTTACGTTAATCTTAATATTGCTGCAGATGT